CAACCATCAGAGCGCGGAAAGCCGCTTGCGGACCATCACCAGCGCCATCAAAACCGGAACCCGGAGTAATGACGTATTGCTCTTGACCGACGTAGTCTTGAGCGAGCAGCGTCCAAGTACCCATGCCGCACACACCGAACGACGGAATTTCACCGCAGTTCTTAACCGTGCCGCTGATGTACTGGAGCATGTTCTGGCGGGTCGGGTTGACGTTGCCAGCGTTGTAGACCTTCGACTTCCACCAAGTGTAAGTGGAACGGTCAATGTTGCCGTACACGTTGGTGCCCGAGGTGCCATCATCCACAGCCAGCGGGAGGCCGGTGAATTGTTGGGCATTGGTCACGTTGTTGTACAGCGAGTACGACATGGCGTCCAGCATGACGTTGGTCGCATCGTTCATCCGCGCTTCGATCAGCGGGACGATAGCGAAGTCTTGCTGCACGACACCTTCCATACCAAGGAAGGGAACCGGAGCAATCATCAGCTTGAGGTTCCACTCGGCGTTATACGCGCCTTGTTGAACGGCAGGCTGAGTGAAAGAGCCGCTGTAGTCGGACCATTGCGCGTTAACAAACTGAGCGCCTTGGACCGGAGCAGTTACCGAGGACACACCGCCAGAGGCTTGTTGACTGTTAGCCAGCAGAGCCGCCATAAGCGGAGTGGAGTTGTAAAGCTGAACGACCAGCTTCGGGATGAACGCCCGACGAGTGACATAAGTCAACTCGTTGTACTGACTAGTACCCGAAGCCGGAAGAATACCGCCGCCGATAGGCATGGTTCATCTCCGAAAAAAAGTTAGCCCTCTACTCACAGCCCAATGGGTCGCGGGGTTTTCCGCAACTCAGTGAGTGCTTGTACTGCATTGTCACGAGCCGCCTTGGTCGGGTTCTTCCAATACTTGTTAAGGTCAAACCCGTTAAGGGGATTGCTGTTGTAACCAATCGGGGTAGGTTCGGCAGACTGCCTCATCCACTTCCAATACTCAGCAGCAGACTCGTGGTTAGTGATGCCCTTTTCGACCATCACTTTTTCAACTTCTGGAATGTCATCTTCACTATCAACCAGACCCTTCTTCAACAACGCACGACGACGACGCTCAAGTTCATTGAGTGCGTCTTGTTGTTGAAGTTTGGCTTCCAGCGATTGAACTCGCTCGTCTGCCTGTTGGAAAACTTGCGTAGCACGGTCTTCAATCTCGATCTCGGGGATCGGCATATCAGGACGCGCCTCACGAGTCAGTCGGAGGAAGTTCTTGCGAGTCTTCGGATTCTCTGCCAATTGCTTGGCAAGCAGAGCCAGTTCGTCTCGCGCTTCCGGTGTCAGGTCTTCAAGTGACATGATTTAGCCCTCTTAAATCAATTAGATAACTTTCTTGCCGTCACCCGGCTTGCCAAGATTCATCTTGCTCTTGGGACCGGCTTTGGCACCACCATCCAGACCACCATACCGAGCATAACGCGGCGGGTTAACAATCTGGCCGTTGTCTTGCTTGTCATCAAGCGGACGCCGAATCGATGCAGCGCCACGCGGCTTGAACAAATCCATTTGGATTCTCCTTACATGGGTTGAGGCCGTTGTTGAAGGCCGGGGATTGGCGCGGATGCAGCGACTCTTTGCTCAGGCGATGCGCCTCCCGCCTGCGGCAAAGTCTGAATCATTTGGAGAATCTCGGCAGGAACCAACTCACGAGTCTGAGCCTCACGCATACCGAAAGCACTACCCATCTTTTTCATGATCTCCAGAATGGCTTTGCCTTCTTCTGAATCAGAACCAAAAGCGGGAAGAGATTGTTGGAGCAAGTCCATTGCCATTTGGACATTGATACGAGCGCCTTCTTTGTTACCCGCCTTCGGCTCCGGGGTAGACATTGGAGCGGCCATCGGGGGCGCTTCGTTGGGTTGTTGCGGCATAGCTGACGCATTAGGCGCGGGTTCTCCCGCACCAGCGGAACCTTTAATCAGATTCATCACACTTTCATTTGCGTCAGCCATTTCTGTTCCTGTTTAGGGACTTAGCAGCGGTATATTACTAGCAAATCTGTTTGTCAAGGGGAGTCGGGTTTCCCCGACCCCCACTTGAGCGCTTAGCGCTTAGCCTTGCGAGCCTTACGAGCCTTGCGAGCCATGGTAGCCTCCTAATAGAAGCGGCCACTTAAACAGGGGCAAGCAGCCATACCCCATTCCCTTTCGGGGAATACTTACCGACGAGCCTTACGGCCCTTCTTCATATGCTTGCGGTACATGGGTCACCCCCTTCCGTAGTTGCGGTTGCCGCGAGTCGTGGTATTACGAATCGCATCTCTATTGAACGTGATACTCGGAGTTTTTGCAATCGAACGCATACCAGTGACTTGTTTTTCACTGACACGCGGCTGATCCGCTTTACTCACCGATTTGGGCTGAGCCACCTTTTTCTCCTTGCTGTGCTTGCGCCTGCGCTTGTTGCGCCTGCTGCGCTTCAATCTTCTTCAAGTCTTGTTTCAGCAGTTGCTTCATCGGTGCATCAACCAAATCTATCAGACGCTCCTTGCTGATAGCACCAACCTTCAACAGGTTGAACGCAAGCTGCCTGCTGTCTTCCATGAAGATTGGGCTGTTGCTGTGCGCGTCCACTTTGACAACGTAGTCACGCGTAAATTGTTCGGCAATGAAACGCATGCCGTCATCAGCGGTGTAGTGCGTATCGTCATACGACTGCATCATCTTCATAAACAGCGTTGCCAGCTTTTCTAGCGAGTCCTCAACAATCAAGGCGCGTTTCTTAGCGCGGGACGAACCCAAGCGAGCAAGCTGGCTTGCGTGTCCAGTAGAACGAACGCCAGACTCGCCTTTACCGGCAAGCACGTTGGTGATGCCACTCATTTCCTCAAACATGCGATCGATTTCCGCAATCTCCCGGAAAGCGTCATCAGGAATGTTCGGAGCCATACGCTCTACCTTGGCGTTAGGCATATCGGTGGCAAACAAACCGCCAGCGCGATTCAGCGCAAAGTTCTTCTCATCCAAGATGCCGGTAAAGCCAACCAGCGCCGTTGGCGGCGACACTTGCTTGGACAGCAGATCAAGAATCTCGGACATGCGCTTGTTCCGCATCTCTTGCAGGAAAATCAAACGCTGTACTTCCGATTGACCCCAATAGTAGTCGTACTGCGGGTTGGGGCAAATCTGCACAAAGGGCAACTCGCCCTTCAAGAATAGCTTGCTGCCTTCGCGGTCATAGATGACAACGTCTGGTTCTGCGATGGTGACGCACTGGTAATCCTGCGTCTCATCGTTCCAAAGCCAGAGTTCCCGCATCTCCACGGTCTCTTCGGCAACACGAGCTTTGTATCGGGCATAGCCGGACAAGTCGAGGTTGATGTTACCAAAGATGGTCGGGTTGACCTGACTCGTGATAATCCGGTCAATAGCCTCTGGAACCCGACTGACCTCGTGGTGCGAGGCGGAGATACGCCGGATGAGTTCCTCACGCTTGGGGTGCGTGTACAGGCGATTGTACAACTCAGACTTGGTGATGTAGTACGTCTGTACCAACGCCTCTTGGCGGTCAGTGTAAGGCGTGTCTTCGCGCAGAACGCCAACACTACCCGGCTCAATCATGTACGGATGGATGCCGTTCCTGTACGTCAATTTGACGTACGTCGTGTTGTACACCAGCGCCCAAGTCAGAGCCATTGAGAACACGTTGTCCGTGTTGCTGTTGAGCCACTGGTCATTCAACGCTTTGGTCAGCACCGGAACCTTGATGTACTCCGGCTCGGGCACAGCCGCACCTAGGTCAATGCTGAAACGTGTCGTTTCTGCGGAATACAGGAACGAGGTTAGCTGATCGATGTGCGGAAAAATCTTGTTGAAGTGAGCAGGCGGCTCTTCTGGTTGGCAACCAAACAAGAAGTAAGAGCGCAACGTCTGATAGTCGGACTTGCGCTCTTCAACGCTCACCATGCACTTATGAGCAACGTCCAGATAGAACGCTTCTCTAGCCATTGGGTCGGTTGGAATTCGCATCAATTATCCAGTTTCAAGTTTTGATGGTCGCCGATGTAAGACGCTGTAGTTGGTGCCTTGAACTTGCCACCAGCAGATGCAAGTCCATTTGGATTCTCACCAGCAATGCTCTTGGTATTGAAGTTGCTGATTTGACTAGGATTGCCCCACTGTACTGCAAAAGGATTGTTTTGTGGAGGGGCATACCTTGGAGGCTGAGCCTCCCCCTCTCTGACGCTCTTGATATCGCTCATGCCGTAATCAGAGGCAAGGCCGCGCAGAGTGTTGTCGTTGAATTTGGTTTTGTCGCCAATCATGCCGACGGGTTGCAAGAAAACCTTTTGCACCGTGTCGCAGCCATGCGGACAGATCGGCATGTCGCTTTCAAAAAAACCGTGTACTTCGCACTTGTAGTCGTTAAGAACCATTTTGCCCTCGATTCATAAGTTCACCCAAAGTTGGAGCAGAGTAGTCGCCGCGCTGCCGCAGTCCTATCTGCAACTTGAACTCGCCGTTCTGAAGTGTCACTCCATAGTGGCGCTTGGCTACCGGCTTTGGGTCTTTCCGGTATTCAATGTATTTCTCCCTGTTCCGCTTCTGCATAACTACAACTTTGCCTTCTCGGAACTCGCGCAACGCCTTGTCTAGCCTGCGTTGCATGTACTCAGTCAAATCATACTTGCCCTTCAATATGTCCAAAAGGTGCAGATGGTTAACTCCGGCCAGTTCTGCAAAGTGCGCCATAGAGATGCCGCGCCTTTCGTCATCCTTGAACATCTGCAATTGACGCAGCAGTTCTTTCTTGGGCGTGACCTTATCCATAAACACCTATACGTTTCAAGTAGTTAGAGACGTTTTGGTTGACAGGGTTGCCGCTAGCAACGATCCGTTCCTCTGTCTCTTGTTGGGCGCGAGTGACGCGAGCCTGTATCAAGCGCGGTTGTACTTGTTCGGCATAGGCGGCGCAGGCAAGGCCGGTTGCCATGACTCGGTCATCTTTGTTGCGACCATAAGCGGCAATCGTGCCGCCGTCCCGGACCACCGACTTCATTTCGTCCAGCAACTCCATCGAGTAGACGTTGAGCATCCCGCGCTCAAAGTAATCCTTGAAGTAGTTGAGCATCCGTTCTTTGGTGGCAGAAGTGGTGATCCAACCGATGCTGTTGGTCACGCCACCCAAGCTGTCGTTACGTCGCCACAGATACGTCTGCATGTGGGACAAGACGTTGAACAAGTCATTGCCGCGCTGAGTGCCCATGTTGGCAGCTACGCGCTTGAGGTTACGCATCTCGTTGATGACGGCCTGACCGGGGCCATTGACCTCTAGGTTGAGCGTCGAGTTCTTGTAAGCCCCGGCGATGTAGCAAATCACCCAAGCAAACTGGTAGGTGTTGAGTTCTGAGGTAGCGAACTCTGCTACCTGATCCATACCGTCGGCATAGCACCGATAGACTTGGATACAAAAACGGTCAGCCCAATCGCTAGAGCCATAGGCAGGGTCAGCGCCAATAACGTAATAAGCCCCGTCCACAGGCTCTTCCCAGAGGGTAAGCGTCGCAAGCCGTTCTGTCGAACGGATGAGTACCGTGTCTTCAAAGTTCGCTCCCATGTTGAAGCGGTAGTAATCAGGGTGTTTCTTCTTGGCTTGCTTTGCCGCCTCTGTGCATCGGGCAGTCGAGAAGAAAGAAGTCCCGGTCATCACAAAGGCATAGTCTTCTGTCGGCGGAAACTCTTGGTACATGAGGCTCTCGTCCTTGATGCCTTCGTACATCTTCCAGCGCCACCACGCCATCTGTCGGCTATTGATCTCGACGTTGTATAGCTTCTTGATCTCTTTCGTCCACTCCCGTTCCTCCGGGCTTAGCTTGCCGTCCCAATAGACTTTGTAGATTTCGCTCTTAGCGTCGGCAGAGTAAAACTCGTTGCGCCACCAACCGCAGAAGATAGCGCGTTGACTACGCGCCCTCTTTGCCGTGGTGTACATATCGTGGAACAGATTAAAACCGCGAGCAGTGGACTCCCACAGGTACAGACGCAGAGGATTGGTTTCTGCAAGAGAGGCGAGCAGGGAGGCAAGACCTTCTTCGTCGCCATACGAACTGGTCTCGGTAGAGTGCAGGTAGGTAATAGCCTTGCCGCGCCCTAGGGAGCCGTTAGAGCGCGTTCCTGCGACTTGGTAATACAACCTACTCCGGTTCTTCAGAATCAACTGTGTGCGGTTATGCGCGGTCACAGGGATACGGTATTCAAGCGGTAGGTTCTGCATGTACATGTCCAGCGTAGTGCGGAACATGTTTCGTGATTCTTCGTCATGCGTCACCAGCGTCCCGGCAAAGCCGGGGTTCTTGAACTGCCAGTAGAGGTCAAGCGCAAGGCTGACAGTGGTGATACCAAGCTGCCGTCCCTTGAGAATGACAAAGTAGTGGACGTCATCCTCAAGACCCTTGGCAATCTCCTGCATCACATATCGCTGTGTGCCAAGCAACTGTGTGCCAAGTTTGACGATACCCTGTTCCTTGGTTTCCACAGAAAGTTGTGAGCAGAACCGCCAGAAGTGTTCAAGGTTGAATTTCATTTCTTTGCCTTCTGGTCGTAGATGCCGCGCATGTAACGCTTGAGTTTGGTGTTGTCTCTGCCGTGCAGATTCTCACGCCATTCCAACTCCTGCCTGATCTTCTTCATCGAGCGAATCTTGAGCAATCTGCGAGCCTCACACTCGCAGCGCCAATCATCACACTCGTTGCATACCGACCGTCCATCCCACAGAACCACCATAGGTGCGTCTTCACAACGCTGGCACCCAAGGCAGTCCTCAGAGTAGATCGGTCCTGACGTATTTGACGATTCCATAGTTGGGGCTAGTGCTTTGCATTTCCATCAGCGTGTAGTCATGCAACAGCCGGTCAATCGTCCTGCGGTTTGCATCCGAGTGATACTCGATGACATACGCAAAGGGTAGATACGTCATCCCCTCAAGAATCTCAATCTCCGCACCCTCAGTGTCAATCTTGACCAAGTGCGACTCAGGCAACTTCTGCGGGTCAATGATCTGAACCTGCTCACCAGCATCGCGCTGTTCAGCGCCCTTGAACAAGCTGCACTCACCACGGTTGTGCTTGCCGTAGTAAATATCCCGCAACCCCGGCTCACCAACACCGACGTTATAGCAATCCACACGGTCTACAAACGCCTTGGTGTTCTCCAGCAACAAGTCATAGTTGCTCAACACCGGCTCATAGCAATGCAACTGAGCATGCGGCCAGCGATATGAAGCCCACACCGCAAAGCCACCAACATTCGCACCTATGTCGAGAATGATCGGCGCACCCTTCACCCAATCACACTCGTACTCGCCTGCAAAAATCTTTCCCACATGGGAAATCATGTCGTCAGGAATGTTCATTCAACCCTCCGCAAACAAAGAAAGATTGTTGTCTGACAAAGCAGGCAACACTTCAAGTTTTGGTTTGGCAGCATTTAACTGTTTCGCCCAACGTGTCTTCATGCCAATCGGTTGGTCAGTGCGCCTAGGCTTGCCATCGGAATGCTTCCATTTACCACCACCAGCAAGCCCTTCGCATATCCAACCAGATGCTTTCAGAGATACGCCTGTTTCTTCGTCTGCAAGGATGTAAGTCTGAATGCGCTCAAAGCCCATTTCGCGTCCTGTACGCGCTGATGCTGCATACAACATTGAACAGCAGTTCTTGGTTCCATCCGTCACAAGTCGCGTGACCTCCAAAACCTTTGCAGGATTGCCTGCAAGCCTTGCAACAGGCCTGCCAACAACAGCAGCACCATGCAAGACACCAGACTCATCCACAACGCCAAGACTAAACCTGTGACCAACACACGGTTGATGATGCCTGTGCCATGCAGCAATTGCTTGGTTAGCGTCTGACAGCTCAATCGGCACCACAGAAAGTTTCATTCAACACTCCATACGCGCACTCCACCATCCTCAGAGCGAGCAATAAACCGCCGAGATAACTTCCTACCCCACCGGAAGTTCGTGTTGTACATCGACTGCAAGGCAACGTCCTTCACAAAGAACGACTCACCCACCTTCAACAACTCATACGGGTAGCGATTGCGAACCCGAGTGTTC